GGTTCTTTTTTGCTGATTGCCTCGATGATTTCCGGCATCTTCTTAGCGACCTCCTTCATTGCATCGTCCGTATCACAACCGTTCGGGTACTTGCGGTCAAAGTACCTTGCATGAAACAGCAATTTGCCCATTATATCACCGGCGAGCTTGTACTTTCCCTGTTCGGTGATGTCCTCTTGCACATCTGGCTTGATGGACATGCTGAAACGATTTTTCTCTGTCTTGAACCCAAGTATGATCTTGGTCTCTTCCTCTGAATAATCGACCGTGATGCCGTCCAACTCCAGATGCTCTTTGTAGGACACGTCATTGATGTCCTCCTTCTGAATAGTCGTAAACTCATGCTCGATGCAATTCCACACAAGCAGCCACGGTTGGATGTTCCGTTCTTTGTCATACACACAAACAACATGAGCGTGGATGTGTTGCTCGGCGGTCTGCTTTTCTGGGTCTGAATCATAACCGTACATCTCTTGGTCAATGTACACTTTGCGACAAACGAACTGCTCTTGCAGCGTGTTCCAAAGTTCGTCGCATATCAGCCGTTTTTGCGACTCGTCTTTCAAGTCTTCAAAGAAGATGACGGTGTTTCGTTTGTTTGCCATAGTTTTATTGTTTTAATAGTTCGTAAACTTCTTTTTGCAGGTCGTTCCATTCTTGGTGCTCAACGTCTCGCAGATACTCCAGCCTCTTGAGTGTCATCTGTTCGTCATGTTCGCGGATGGACGGATCTTTTTGGAACTTGGTCAGAACTTCACTCAGTATGATTTTATCCATCGGGCTGAGCTTGTCTCCTTTTTCGGCTTTCCATGTGATTCGGTCAGGGTGATCCACAATGTCCGCAAAGATAACGCGGTCATATTTGCCATCCTTTCTCAATTCCACATACATAGACATTAGGTCTTTGTTGATGCACACGACACGTCCTTTGCCGTCGATGTAATTGTAAACCTGGAGTTTGAAATCTTTGGTATTCATATTGTTTCCTTTATATAGGTTATACCAGTTCTATCCACTCGAAGTCCTTGACGCGGATGATCTCGGCGACCATCTGAACCATGACCGCATTGAGGTCGTAGCCACGTGTGAACAGGGTGTCGTCGTACTCCTCGTCCTGATAGCTGAAATAATAGGTGCCATCTTTCGGATCAAAGTACACAAACATCTTCCATTGCTTGCCGTCCTCCTCCGGCAGCAGTTGCATACACACCTGATGCACCTCGAATTTGTCGGTCTCGGCTTGTGTTCGCTCGCGCAGTTCAGTCAGTAGGTCTTTGATGGTAGCGTTTACATCTTGGATGTCCTCGCGCTTGAGATATTTTTCGGTTGTCATGGTTCGCCCTCCTTATTTGGTTTGATTTGCGATGTCATAAATTGCTTGCTTTAGGTGCTCCTTGCGTTCAAGTTCTTGGGCTATCTTCTTGTCCTGCTTTTCTATCATTGACTGGGCATGTGCCTGTTGCATCTTCTTGTCGCGGTTGTACTTTGTGATGAAGGTCTCCAGTTTCTTGCGGAGTAGGATGCTGCCAGTGTAGATTTCCATCTCTCCACTGTGGATGTAGATGGCTCCGAGCAGTTCGTTGTCTTGACGGATGCTCAGCCGTCTGTGGTCTGTTGATCCGAACTCGATACTATAGTTGTGACCTTCGTAGTCGAAGCGGTTTGCTCCGCTGTAGAGGATATGGTCTTGTACCTTGGACATCTGAGCCAGTGAGCATTCGGGGTTCCAGTTCTTGAATTGTTGTAACATAGTCTTTTGCCGCTTGTGACCCGTTGCCGCCGGGGTTGTTATTTATTATTTATAAGGAATTGGCAGGGGCTTGCGCCCCGTGCCTTATGCTATTTGTAATCCATAGAAACTATCGTATGCCTCTATGATGTGCATTGCGTCGTATATAACTCTCGCAAAACCTCCGACCGTCGTATCTTCGTAAGTTTTGATAACCGAAACGATCATTTTTTCATCTTTGCGAATGTCCAAACAAAAATCGCTGATACTGAGGGTTAAGATGGCTACTAATGAGCAATCTTTAGATGCAACTTTATAGACTGTGTGATTCCCGTTAGCCTCTACATTGTAGGCGTGTGCGTTCATCTCTACATTGCTCTCGAAGATTGTCTTTGCTAATCCTGAATTAAAACGTGTCATAATTTTGTTGCCGTTTTTATGGTGTTGCCGCCACCTTTGATTGGTTTGTTTTTGAAATCTGGCGCAAAGGTACAACAAATTTTTGATATATGCAAATTTTTTCGCATATTTTTTGCATTTTTCTTGCATTTTTATTGTTTTTCGCATATTTTCGCGCTATTTTACACCCAAATTACCACGAAAAGCACGAAAAAAAACACTACCTTTCGGCAGTGCTAATTCCACTTGAAGTTATCCATCATCTCTTGCAAGTCCTTTTTGTCCTGCTCGGTGATGTCTGTGGCGGTCGTTTGATCTTCCTCCCAGCCGAACTTGTACAAGTCTTGTGGCGACTTGGGTGTTGCGTGCTTCTTCGAGTCATTGAACATGCACGCCAAGAACCATTGCAGGGCGCGGGTGTTCTCCCAAATCGTATGGTAGCGGCGATGGAGTCCGGCAAGGCAGCGGTTCACCTCCCACCATTGCATGCGGTGCAGAAAGTAATCAGGTGCGACTCCGCCCTCTCCCACTATGATTTCATAGATTTGGAGGGCGGTTATGCGTTTTTTGCTGCGTCCTCACTCGGTTTCTGGTCGGCGGACTTGTCTGGCTGATAGAATGCGATGAGTTCCTTGCTGACGGCTTGCACGAAGGCGGTCATACTCTCCACCGTGTCGAGGTCTTTGAGCAGTCCTTCGAGCGTGATTCCGAGTTTGTCGAGGTCATTATCCGCCATGAGCATGCAATATCCAAGTTCTACGACGGGAGCGATCGGCGGGATGCCGGTCTTCGGGTCGGGTTGGAACTGTGCAAGGTCGAGTGCATTCTTGCCGGTCATTTTCTCGTATGCCGTTGCGGCATAGAGGGAGTATTTGAGAGTCAGTTCGTGACCGCATACAAGCACTTTGCCCGGTTCGGTCGTGCGCTTTTTGAATAAGCGTCTGAGGAAGTTTTCTTTTGCCATGTTGCTTGTTTGGTTTTTAGGGTTATCCTCGATAAGTGGCAGGGGCTTTACGAGGTAAGACCCCCTTGGCTTTACGAGGTAAGACCCCATTGGCTTTACGAGGTAAAAGGTAAAATGCCAACCCTCGGAGGTCCACAGCAACATGGACGCTCCGGGGCTGACACGATGAGTGGTTACGAGCCTACGGTGTAGTCACCCACACCATTCAGCGTTGTATCATAGGTAGCGTTACTTCTCGACTGAGCGGAGATGCTGAGCGAGGAGACGATCACGCTACCTGATACAATAACAGCGCCTTTGGTTCGGTTGTTTTCGCCGGACACGTTTGCAATCTGGAACTTGACGGGAGCCGAACTCTCGTAGATGTCCATGAGGTCGGAGAGTGCCTGACCTTGCACACTGGAGGTGATGGTGTCACCGCTACGCACAAGGGCGTTGGACGATATGTCGTAGGACAATCCCGTCGGCTCTTGTACTTCCCAATCCCCGTCCGTATCTTTTGTCGTCGCTGATTCGAGCGAGATTGATACATGCAGGGACAAGCTGGAGGCACTTGCAATAACTTTTGCAGGGGTGGCGGTGTTGTCGCTTCCGAGGAAGAGACGGACATACTGACCTTTGGTGAAGACCGTGCTCTCGGTGATAGCCTCGAATGCCGGAGTGGTCGTAACCTTTGCAAGTTGAGCAACGCCGGTGAATTGGAGACTCTTCGTGGAGTTGGTTCTGTTGTCAAATTGGAACGTAGCGTCATTCAAATAGGCAGACCCGGTGCGAGCAAACGCAGCCTCTTCAGGCGTTTGGTTGTTGCTCGTTGAAGTCTCGTCCCATAACAGGGTGAACTTGGTCTGGTTCTTCATTGCGGTCAGGATTGCAGCAGCATCCGACACATCGAGCGACTCAACGGACACTTGCCACGACTTGCTCGTCACCGTAGGCACGGCAGCAAGACCGACAATCCCTTTGTGATTAGCATCTTCGGTGTTGGTGTTGAGGTTGATGGTACACGAGGTAGCCATACCCACACACTTGAACTTGGACGCGGTTGTATCGTAGGTAAGGATTCGGAAGTTTTGTCCTTTAAGTGTTGCCATTGTTATTTCGTTTTTGATTGTTACTTGATTACATCGAGACGAAGCGAATAGATGCCTGTCTCGTGGTTCTTAGCTACAGCCCCGGCTCCGTAGCGTACTTCGGCGGGAATCTGGTCAATGAGTTGGCCAAAGTCCTCGCGGTCGTCCGCTGTCAGGATGACGGTGCCTTTATCGAGTAGTTCTTGCAGCCACGCAGGCTGTGGTTCTTGCACCTGTGCCGCTTCGGTTGCGGGTGCATCAACTTTCGCTTTGCTCATCGTACAAATGATTTTCCATGTCGGCTTGATAGTGGATCATATCGTCGTAATAGGACATGATGTCGTTGAAGACGATGCCCTCGTTGCTGACTCCCGTGAGGTACGGAGGCTCTTTCAACTTAGCGACATAATCCGCGATGGCTTGGCGAACCGTGCGGCGCATCAGTCCGACCTGCTTGCGGCTGTTGCCAGCGAAGACAACGCCCGCTTTCACATGGTCAGTTCCGCTTTCCCACAGCGTATCCTTGGTTCCGAGGTCGTTGGTGAACGGCTCGTCCATGACCACGATGAACGGTGCTTTGGTGTTTGCAGCGTCAAACTTCGGAGTTTCCACTACTGTCGAGTAGATTTTGCCCTTGGTGAGTGCAACAAGTTCGGCATTGGCCTTGAGTGCGTCGAAGATTATTTCGTCAAGTTCCTTCATTCCTATCAAGTGACTTGGTTGTTAGACATTACTTTGCAGCGTGGGCAGGGGCTTTTCAGTCCCCACCCATCTGCGCGGCTTTTAGGACTCGCTGGCCGGAACGACTTTCAGGAGTTTGAAGGCCTGCGGCTTGCCGGACTTGTTGCCGTTCACGAGTTTGGACAACTCGGTAAGCGACAGCTCCATGTTCAGCGTGCAGACAGTCGAGTTGCGTGCGCTGACGGCAGCAGATTGGCTGTCCACCGTCAGACGAACCTGACCGTGCTGCTCGAAGGCGAGGTAGCCATAGTGACCGATACCGATGTAGTGAACACCAGCCTCGCGCTCGTACTTGCCGTTGCCGTCGAGGTGTCCGTTGATGTGACCGCTTACGGTGTAGGGATAGCCTACGACCTTGCCGTCCTCAACAACGGTGCGCTCACCTGCGCTGTTCGGCAGAGCCTTGGTGAACTGGAGTTTGGTCTCCATCACCTTGTCCATCGTGAAGTACGGCACGCCCTCGAAGCCCTTGTCGTACATCTCGGCAGCCTTCTCAGCGAGGGTCTGACCGATGTTCTCGTCCAAGGTGATCTCCTCAACCTGTACGTCGCAGAACGGCGAACGGAGGTTGTCGCTCCAGTCGGCGTGCGAGTAAACACGCTTTGCGTAGAGGATAGCCACGGCCTTCTGAATCTTGTAGAGCACGAAGCCGTACAGGTCGAAGGCAGCGTTGTCGATGGCCTTGTTGCTGATAGCGATAGCCACAGACACGCGCTGGCTGATAGCCTTCACGTTGGCGAAGTTCAGGTTCTGCTCGGCGGTGGTGTCCACCTCACCCTCAACGCGCACTTCGGCATCGTTGATGCTGTACGGCCAAACCTCGTCACCGACAACGCCGGTGAGCAGTGTCAGGTCGGCAGGCAGTTCCAGACCCTCAACCTTGGTGTCGATGAGCTCTTTGATGTTCAAGGGCACTGCACCCGAAGCGGCGATATTGCCGTCGGTGTTGCCGGAGGTCGGGTTGAGCAGGATGGTGGTAGCGTCAGCCTCGCGGCGGTTCACTTTGGCGAAGTGCTCGCGGAGCATCTTCGACTTATCCTGCTGCTCACGAAGAGCGGCGATTGCAGCCTCGTCACCGCTCATCATGATCTCGCGGTGGTTGGCTTCGAGTTCGCGCTTGAGGGCTTTCTCCTCAGATGCCTCTTCCGGGGTGAACTCGCGTTTCTCGTTCTCAGCCTTCACATACATCTGGCCGAGGGTTGCGTTGATCTCGCGGTTGCGAGCTTGCAACTTCAAAAGTTCTTCTTTTTTCATCTTAAAAACGGTTTTTAAGGGGTTAATAAATGTCTGCTTCTTCTTGCAGTTTGAGTTGGTTTTGGCGCATCCGCATCACCGCAACGGCTTCGCGTTGTGCCTGTTCTTTTGCTTCTTGTTCACGCTTTGCAGCCTCTTCCGCCTCGCGCATCGCCTTCTCTTCGGCTTCACGCTTTGCGGCTTCCTCTGCCTCGCGTTTTGCTACTTCATCGGATTCTCGCCATACAGCACCGTCGGCATGAGTGCCACGGGCGCATAGGTCGATCATCTTCAGGATTTCGTCACCTGCTTCACGGGTAGCAACGGATGTCTGCTCGTAAGCAGGGTCAGTCACGATAGATACGTCGTGCAGTTCGGTGATTCGTTTCACGTGGCGAATCCATACGACCTTGCCATCGACTGTCTCGTTGGTTCGTTCATACGATACGCCGTTCTCGGTGTCTTGGTAGTCATCCTTGAAAGCGAACGACATACCGTAGATGTCACCGCGTCGGATGAGTTCAAGCGTGTCGTTAGCGCAACTGGTACGCGGCAGGTCGCAACCTGACTCAACATAATTGTCACGCAGCGAGAGGTCGAGCGTACCCTGCCCATTCCGGCGTCTGCCAAGTACATGCGGCACCAGACGAGAGTGATTGACGCAGAATAATACGTCAGAGCGTTGGATGAGCTCAGGCGAGATACATCCGGGTTCCAGCACCTCGTACACAACACGATCATCCGACCACGGGGTAAGGTTTCGACTGCGCACACCATAGATAATGGGTCGCCCATCGACATGGCGGCTTTCGGGTTGTCCCTCACCCGCCTCGCGAACGTGGAGTTCGCAATCCTCTAAGGGGATAAATCTTACATGAAGTGTCTCCATTTGTTTGTTGTTTATAGTTTATAGTTTTTACTTGGATCGACAGCCATCCTGACTTGCTGACCATCCGGGTGCAGTTCGCGTTCGATAGCTTCTAT